CCAACCTCTGACGGCACAAATGGTCAGGCGTTGGTGACAAACGGAAGTGGTACTATTAGTTTTGGTAGTGCTGGTATTTCAACTGGTAAGGCCATAGCTATGGCTATCGTTTTTGGGTAAAGGAGGCTAGAGAATGGCTGCACCAAATATCGTAAATGTAAGCACGATCACAGGCAAAACCGCCACTGTCGCGCTTTCTACAACTTCAGCAACACAACTTGTAAGTAACGCAGCTTCGAGCAACGCGGTTTATAAGATTAACATGATTCAGGTTGCAAACGTCGATGGCACAAACGCATGTGATATCACTATTGATGTTCACAGCGCAGCGGCAGGTGGCGGCACAGCTTACTCGTTGATCGCTACAGCATCTGTTGCGGCGGATTCATCTCTTGTTGTTCTGGATAAGAACACATCTTTATACTTGGAAGAAGACCGCTCAATCACAGCAACTGCTGGCACTGCAAACGACCTTGAAGTGATAGTGAGCTACGAAGAAATCTCATAAGGAGAGTTGTCGTGAAAACTATAGGCAACGTCCAACAGGATGCACAGATCAGGGCGGTAGCCTCTGGTACGCTATCTAATGGTGACACTGTAATTATAAAGTCAGATGGTACTGTTGAAGCGGTGTCTGAAACTATTGTGAACCCTGCGTTTGGATCAAAGGCTCAATTTGAAAGCGGCAACACAAGTCAGCATGCCTCTGCCTATGATAGCACAAATAACAAAGTTGTTTTTGTTTACAGTGATGACAACAACAATAACTATGGAACAGCTTGTGTTGGTGATGTAGACCCCTCAAACAACTCTATTAGTTTCGGAACGCCTGTTGTCTTTCAAGGCGCGGCGGCTTTAAACAATAGAATTGGGGCAACTTTTGACAGCAATGCTGGTAAAATTGTTATATCGTATCAAGGCACATCAAATTATGGAACAGCTATTGTAGGGACTGTTAGTGGTACGTCGATATCGTTTGGAACGCCAGTTGTGTTTGAAAGCTCAAACACTTATGAGCCTTTGATAGATTTTGACACAAACACTAACAAGTGTTTGATTATGTATAATAAAAACAGTGCGTTTGGCGAGGCCATAGTCGGTACTGTTTCTGGCACATCTATCAGTTTTGGAAGCCCAGCAACTTTTTGGGCGTACAACTGTAGTAATTATGACTTGGCATATGATAGCAATGCTACACGTTTTTTGCTTGCTTTTAGGGATGATAATCAATCAGATGGTTATGGAAAGGGAGTTGTGGCAACCATTAGCGGGACAAGCGTAAACTTTAGCACTGTAGTTCAGTTTACAGCTTCAAGCACATGGGACACCGCATGTTCGTATGATAGTGACAATCAAGTTGTTTTAGTCTTTTACAGAAACGCTTATTCTAGTGATTATTGCCAAGCTACAATTGGGACAATTTCAGGCAATGCGGTTAGCTTTTCTACCCCTGACACTGTAATTTCCTCTAATCTTAGGAACCTTCGTGCAGTTTATGACCCTGTTGCACAAAAGACGATTTTAGGTTTCCGCGAAAATGTCTCGCCGCGATATGGTCAACTTAAACCCATAACCCTGTCAGGAACGACTTTTACAGTTGGATCGACAGCTACGTTCAACGCTGCTCAGACTACAGACTTTAGTGAAGTATACGCGTCTAGTGATGGGCGCGTTGTTTTTGGGTTTAAGGATGGCGGCAATGGTGGCAGAGGCAATGCTATTGTTTACAACGCAGGATCAACTACTAGAAACCTCACCTCTGAAAACTTCATAGGCTTTGCTGACAGCGGCTATGTAAACGGTCAGAATGTTGGTGTAGACTCCACATGCTCTATAAATAGAGGTCAGACAGGTTTAACTGCTGGTCAAAAGTATTACGTTCAAAACGATGGCTCACTTAGCGAGACAGCGGATGATCCATCGGTAGAAGCTGGCATAGCAATCTCATCTACGGAAATCTTGGTGAAAGGATAAGACATGAAAACTATCGTAGAAACATCCACAGGTCTAAGTAAGTACCTACTTGCTGATGACGTAACAATCGTAAGTAACGCAGATAACATCGTTGTAGGCGATCCTGCGCAGTTCATCATTGGCGACTTAAACAGTGGCACAGTGACAATCACAGAGAACGTGACAAACGCCCCTGCGGATTGGACTGGCAACAAGTACACATTTGACGGAACAACATGGACGCTAAACCCTGATTGGGTTGACCCCGAAGCTGAAGAATAAGGACTAGCACATGCGTATCATTGGTAATGATCCCAATACACCAAGACAGACACAACGTGTTGCCAGTGGTGCGCTGCCTAATGGCAAGCCCGTAGTAGTCAATGCCGATGGCACTGTGAGTGTTGTCGGGGGTGCCTCTGAATCAATCGGATCAGCTGTAAATTACAATGCAGGCATTACAGATGTTCCTTCTTCTGTTTATGACGCAAACTCTGGTAAAATAGTGATTGCGTATCGTGACGAAAGCAATTCAGATTATATCACGGCTGTTGTTGGCACTGTTTCTGGAACGTCTATTAGCTTTGGATCTGAAGTTGTCGTCACTAGTGAGGCAATTGTTGAAACTGCTATTGCCTACGATGCAAATGCTCAGAAGGTAGTTGTCTTTTATGAAAGAAGTAGTGGTGCTGGCGAGCTAATGAGCAAAGTGGGTACTGTTTCTGGCACGTCAATTAGTTTTGGATCGGCCACAGCAGTTAATAGCGTTAGTGTGATTGCGCCAGTCGCTACCTATGATGCAAATGCTCAAAAGGTAGTCGTTTTTTACGTTGACAACGGTAATGGTAACTACCCAACGGCTAGGGTAGGCACAGTTAGTGGCACATCTATTAGCTATGGCACAGCGGCAGTGGTAAAAAGCGCAGCAGCAGACTATAATGCAATAACGTATGATAGCAATGCACAAAAAGTTGTTGCTGGCTGGCAAGACCAAGGCAACTCTAATTACGGCACAGCGGCAGTCGGCACGGTAAGTGGCACCTCTATTAGTTTTGGGTCTAGTGTGGTGTTCCAAAGTGCTTCAACTGAGGCGATAGGCATAGGATTTGATAGCTCTAATAATAAAGCGGTTATTGCTTATCAAGAGGGTGGAGCCGTTAACGATGGTTATGTAATAGTTGGTACAGTATCTGGTACAAGTATTAGCTTCGGAAGTAGGGTGCAGATTACCACTAATACTACGCAGAACTACAATGTTGTGTATGATAGCACTGCGCAAAAAATGGTAATCACTTATAGAGATTTTAGTAACTCTAGTTATGGAACTTACGTTATTGGTACAGTAAGTGGTACTAGCATTACGCTAGAGACTCCCACAGTGTTTGAAACAGCGGCGACACAGTACCCCTCTCTTGCATATGATAGCTCCAATAATAAGGTTGTTATCTCTTATAGGGGGTCTTCAGATTATGGGCGCTCAATAGTTTTACAGGTTGGTTACACCAACCTCACCGCTGAAAACTACATCGGCACAGCCAAGTCAGGCGCAGCGGATGGCGATGGCGTTGTTGTGAATACGCAGGGTAACGTAGACACAGGCCAGACTGGATTAACCGCTGGTCAGAGCTACTACGTCCAGACTGACGGAACACTAAGCACAACTGCTGGTGATCCTAGCGTATTTGCTGGAACTGCGGTATCATCTACAAAACTGATCGTGAAAGGGTAGCACATGCTCAAGGTTATAGGTGGCGTACCAGACGGAGAATACAAAGCGATAGCCAGTGGATCGTTACCCAACGGCAAGCCTGTGGTTGTGAATGCAGATGGCACTGTGAGTGTTGCGGGAATTAATTCTATTTCTGCACAAGTTGGGACTGCGCAAGTTTTTGAGGAAGCAAATACAGATCATATATCTGTGGCCTATGATAGTAATGCGCAAAAAGTAGTGATAGCTTATCGTGACGTAGGTAACAGTTTTTATGGAACGGCTGTTGTTGGTACGGTAAGCGGTACTTCCGTTAGCTTTGGTACTCCCGTTGTATTTGAATCTGGTAATACTCAAGAGGTTGGGTCAACTTATGATGGCAATGCACAAAAAATAGTTATCGCATTTAATCGATCTGGCATATCTGGGTATGCTATTGTTGGTACCGTAAGTGGTACATCTATTAGTTTCGGAACTAGAGTAAGTTTGGGTACTCAAATCCAAGACCCAAGTGCTGTTTATGAATCTAATGCGCAAAAGGTAGTATTGGCTTATAGAGAAACTAGCGTTTCTAACTATGGCGCAGCACGGGTTGGAACTATTTCTGGAACAAGTATTAGTTTTGGTACTCAGACAACATTCCAATCAAATACAACAACTGAAACAAAGATAGCATTTGATTCAGGAAACAATAAAGTTGTTATTGCTTCTACTAATAGTAGTCAGCAAGGTACCGCTGTTGTGGGAACGGTAAGTGGAACAAGTATTAGTTTTGGGTCTACTGTCACATTTGATTCAGGTGAAGTTGCATTTCTTGACATAGCTTATGATGTAAATGCTGCAAAATCTGTTATAGTATATATGCTAGGGCCGGGCGGCAACCAAGGTGCAAATGCTATCGTGGGGACTGTTTCAGGAACCTCTATATCGTTTGGAACTAAAGTTGTTTACGACAGTGGTAGTGGCAACGAAAATAACACTATTGTTTACCATGCTGTGGCTGAAAAAGTTATTGTTGTTTATTGGGATAATAGTAATGGTGCCGCAGCTACGGCTCTTACGGGAACGGTAAGTGGTACATCCATAAGTTTTGCAGACTCAACTGTGCTGGAGAGCGGGTCTAGTAGTTATATTTCACCAGTTTATGATCCAAACAATAAAGTTGTTTTTACTGCACTCAGAGATGGTGGAAACTCTAACTACGGTACTGGGGTAGTTTATAGACCTGCGTATTCATTCTCCAACCTCACCGCAGAGAACTACATTGGTATGAGTCCGGGGGAAGTTGAGGTTGGTTCTGCTTCTTTAGGTTCTGTAACTACATTCTCCGCAGGTAACTCACCAAGAGAGTCCGCTGTTTTTGATAGCAACAGTAATAAGGTTGTCATCGCCTATCGTGATGTAGCTAACTCAAGTTATGCAACGGTGGTAGTCGCTACGGTTAGCGGTGAAACAATTTCGTTTGGATCACCTGTTGTTTATAACAGCAGTAGTGTCGCGGATGCAGGTATGGCTTTTGACAGCGATACAAACCAAATAATCATAGCAACTTACGATACACTCAATTCCAATGCTGGTACGGCATGGGTAGGCTCTGTAAGCGGCACATCTATTACATTTGGTACAAAGGTTGTTTACAATGTTGGTAACGCCACTGTTTCAAATAAAGTTGTGTATGATACAGCAAACCAAAAGGTTGTGATTGCATACAAAGACCAAGCTCAGTCCGACTACGGAAAGGCTATTGTTGGAACAGTTTCAGGTTCATCTATAAGTTTTGGAACTGAAGTTACGTTTAACGCCAATACTACAGATGAACTAGCTATGACTTATGATAGCACAAATGGGAAAGTAGTTCTTGTATACCAAGACACAGGTGGAAACTCTGGGGCTGGGACGACAATTATTGGCACAGTAAGTGGTACATCTATTAGTTTTGGCACACCCGTTGTCCACAGCGCGAGCAACTCTCCAGATAACGCAGTTACATTTGACAGTGTAAATGGTAAAGTCGTTGTTGGATATGAGATAGCAGGCACTGGTGTTTATGCCAAGGTTGGAACAGTTAGTGGAACGTCCATTACTTACGGCAGCGCGGTTCAGTTTGGAAACTCCACAGACTGGAGATGGGCGAGTGCTGTATTTGATGCAAACGCGGAAAGTGTCGTCTTCGCTTACGGCGATCCGTCTAACAGCAATAATGGAAAAATTATAAGCGGCGCTGTTTCAGGATCGACCATTACTTTTCAACCAGAACAAACTTTCTTGTCAGCTACGCTGAACTACACAGGCGCAGCATATGACAGTCTAAATGCAAAAGTCGTTGTGGCGTTCCAAGACAGAACAGATAACTACGGTAAAGCTATAGTAAGCACCACGGGTTATGAGGAAAGATTTCCTGTCGCTGATGGAAGTAATGTAAGAACAAATATCATAGGCTCTGTATCGACAAACCAAAGTGGCCTCACCGCTGGCGAAAAATACTATGTGCAGACAGATGGCACAATAAGCACCACTGCGGGAAGCCCAAGTGTGTTGGCGGGAACCGCAATATCTGCTACAAAGTTAGTAGTGAAAACATAAGGTGGTGACATGCCGCTACAAAAGCTACAGTTTCAGCCGGGAATAAACAGAGAAACAACGTCATATACAAACGAGGGTGGTTGGTTTGATGGCGATAAGGTTCGGTTCCGTCAGGGCTTTCCAGAAAAGATCGGTGGGTGGGAGAAGATAGGGGTAAAGTCCTTTCTTGGCTCTTGTCGTGCATTGTGGCCTTGGCGCACACTAAACCTAGATGGTTACTTAGGTGTCGGCACCCATCTTAAATACTACATTGAGTCTGGTGAGGGGTACTACGACGTTACCCCTATTCGCTCTACAACTGCGGCAGGTGATGTAACTTTCTCTGCAACTGATGGCTCATCTACAATCACTGTTACAGACCCAAGCCACGGCGCAGTGGTCAACGATTTCGTTACATTCACAGATGCAGTAAGCCTTGGCGGTAACATCACGGCAGAGGTTCTAAACCAAGAGTATCAGATCAACGAGATTGTGGATTCTTCTACATACGAGATCATAGCTCGTGAGGTAGGCTCTTTGGATAGCATTACAGTAGATGGTCAGTACACACCAACACCTGTTGTGGCAAATGCATCGGACACAGGCAATGGTGGCTCATCTATTGTAGGCACTTATCAAATTAATGTCGGTCTGGATACGTCAGTCACAGGCAGCGGTTGGGGCGCAGGTGCATGGGCTAGAGGAACTTGGGGTTCTGCTGCGACTGTTGATCTTATTACAGATACACTACGCATCTGGACACACGACAACTTTGGTGAAGACCTTCTTATGAATGTAATGAACGGCGGCATCTACTATTGGGATGCTTCTGCGGTGAACGCCCTGTCGAACCCTGCGGTTGCTTTGAGCGATCTGGCTGGTGCCGATTTGGCCCCGACTATAGCTACAAAGGTTATTATATCAGATGTTGACAGGCACGTTATTGCTTTTGGTTGTGATCCACTGGAAAACATAGGTCAACAAGATCCGCTGCTTATTCGTTTTTCAGATCAAGAAAATGTAGTTGATTGGAATCCTACAACGACAAATACAGCAGGTGACCTACGTCTAGGCTCTGGCTCAAAGATCGTTACTGCCATCGAAACCAGGCAACAGATTCTAGTTTT